GGTATAATAGTTTCAAGTACTTCCAATGTGACAACGCAATCCAGTCCATTATAAACTTGGTCTCGTTCCCATTGGTTTGTGACATCATCCGGCTTTGTTTCATCGGTGTTGATGATCCTCATTTATCTCTACCTATCGTCTCCATCTTCCGCTCCGACTTCCAAGGTCCGTGATCAGTATAAATCGACCCAAGATACCCTAAGCCTTTGAGGCTTTCCGGCTGGAGCGCGTGGTGGAGGAGCATAGTGTCTTCGACGGCTGAAAATGTACGGATGCCGTAAGCTCGCCAGAGGAAGGCGATGTCGTAGAGCCCGTTTTGGAAGACCTTGGGTATCGATCCATCCTCAAGAACCGAACGTATAAGTCTCCAACACTGTTGTTCAAGCTCTTTAGTAGGCCAATAAGATCGGCTCTTTGTTCGTTCGTCATGGATAGGTATAACGATTGCAAGGTCGTGTCTTGGAGCGAAGCCAATGCATGTAATTTGGTTGCCACTGGTTTCAATATCGACGGAAAGGATTTTACAGCCTTTAATGAATCGCTTGATGAATGTTCTAATGTAAGCGATCTCCGGCTCGATCCAGATTTCGCACTTCGGTCTGCGCACATCAGGGTAATCCTTTTCTTTGTTGATCTTCGTCAGGTCCGCTACCGTCGTCGGTCTGAGTTCCCATTGCCGCGTGACCGCAGCAGGGTGATAAGTACACAGAAGCTTGTAACCAGAGACAGTATGACTACTGGTACAAGTAGTCCCACGAAGCTTCGTGATACCAGTCCGACCGCCCAAAGCCCACAGAGCAGAGTTACCCAAAGCAACAATGAGATTTGGATCGTGAGCGAGTATTTCGTCACCAAGGCGATCCAGTTCATATTGGAACTCCTTTCGTACGTAGCCGGATTTGATCAGGGCTGGGAAGGCAGGGATCGATCCGACCTTCGGCCCACAGAAGAACTCTAGCTTATTCCCTGGCGGATGCTGTTGAAAGACGTTCGTCCGATAGACCTCAGGATGCAATTCCCAGATCGCGTCTAGGCACCACGGGTCGTATGTTCGATAGTACTTCCCCATGAACTCTCGGTCAGAGGAGGTGAACTGAATCACCCCCGCATCGTTCAGCATGCGGAGGAGTTCAGCGCCCGAAGGACCAACGAACCCGCGACCGATTTTGGCTTCTTGTTCGCCTTGGGCCTCGCCTACCAAAAATACGGGAGTTGAAGAACCCATACTCATCCTTCGTCCTCGATCAGCAGCAGTTCCGCTTTGCCATCCGCGATACTCAGCCAGAAATCGCCTTCGTTGTCTTTGAGATATTCGATCTGGGTCGGCGATAGTCTATGCGCGTAAGCCTCCGCAGCTTCATACCGTTCGTGACGGGCGATATAGACCTTTGCGGTGATGCTCATTTGCACTCCTTTAGCGCAAGATGCGCATAGCCTTCGATATCTTCCCAGTGCTGCTTCTCAAGCGATCTACCAGAAAGGATACGGGAAATCTTGAGCGAGATCATATCCAAGACTTCCTTCTCCACATCGTCGAGATGATCCCAGCCGTCGTAGCTGCGGAAGACGAACTTCAGCTTCTGGCTAAGCCTAGCGTTCGTTCTAAAGTCCCCGTGGGTACTATTCCGCTCAGCAGTCAGAGCCTCAACAGCCTGTGGCGAGTGTGTTATTCGCCCTGGCTGTAGAGCGCTCGCGATTTCATTATCCACTTCCGCTAACATTTCAGGTGACACTTGGAATGGTTTTTGCATCGTTGGCTCCAAAAAGATGGAGGGGCATTTGCGCCCCTCCAGTTGGGGAGGAAGGTTATTCGCCGAGGGCTACTGTCCTCGCGACCCGGGCGAAGATTCGTTGTCCATCTTGGCTTGGCTCGTGTTTGATCACGATCCCGACTTCGGCGTTCGGGGTCTGATCGACTGCGGCGCGGACTGAGACGCCGTCAGAGAAGTCGATGCCGCAGTTCTTGAGCATGTCGGTGAGCATGAACAACGACTTCTCGGTGAGGTAGAGGGTGTTATCGATTGTCTTACCGGCGATCCCTTCGGGGAAGGCTTCCGCAAGTTCGTCCTGATCGACGTCCTCCAGGGCGCCGACGATTCGATGGGTGAACTTGAGAAAATCAGTCTGCTTCTGTGAAGACTGACCGGTTTCGGGTAGGCCGGCGATCACGGTGTGATAGGTTCCAACAGGTAGCAACGGAGGGGGTTTCACATCAGCAGCGGGTTGGTCAAGGATGGATGCAAAGTTGGGCATGTGGTTTCCTTCAGTCTTTGTAAATTGCAGAACGCACGATGCAATCTTTGGCTTCTAGTAGCTTACGCAACCCAGCCGTGCGTTCCGGATTAGCTGGGTATGTCGATACGATCTGGTTCGCTAGATCGCAAAATGGTTTGCTTACAGCTTGTAGGTGCTGTGGCAAGTGAGCATATTCAAAGAATTGAAGCATTCGGTCCAAGGCTAAACTCTCCTCAAGGTGACCGACTTGGGCTTAACCGCAGGAACCAGAGCGTCGGTCTTAGGCTCTGTTTTCCCGCGTAGGGTTTCGAAGATCGTCGCAAGGCCGGTCTCGATCGGGAGGGTTTTGCCGGCGAAGGCTTGGAGTTTCGGCATCGCGAGATCGATCATCTGATCGGATTCGATCTGGATCACTCGCTTGTTAGCGACGTTCTTATAGCGGATATAGACTGGGAAATATTGCGGAATCTTGGGCGAGAGCTTCTGCCCAACGCCCTGAGGAAATATCTTCTTCGTCTGATCAGGCATGTCCACATAGATACCGTGGCAGACGACGATGACGTTAGTCTGGAACGCTGCGGAGGTTAGGTTCGCGAGGACCATCTCCACCGCATCCTGCGCGCCACCATAGACCGCTCGGCCATCCTGCTCGCCGGATTTCCCGCGAGGGGTGATCATCATATGGTAGTCATATGCCGCGTCGCAAAGGCGCGATAGCGAGTCGACGACTAGGATCGTATCTGATCCCCATTCCTTGGGCTTGCCAAGATCGGTATCGTCGTATTTCCAATGATCTAGCATCTTCATCGAGTCGACGAAGGCCTTTGCGGGGCCGTCGATCATAGGCCCCTGTGGACCGGTTTTGTATTTGTCCCGAAGAGTTCGAAACTCCACATTCTTCGCCAGCTGTGGACAGTCGCGCATGACTTTGTCCTTTAGCCCATCGAGGAGGTTATCCATGTCGAGGATACGTATATGGTAACCGGCGTTAACGAGGGATTCTAGGGAAGTGGTCTTACCGGACTTGGCGTCGCCTAGAAGGAGGAGTTTCGTGTATAGGTTCGATTGGTGATCTGCGATCGATGGCATGGCTCATCCTTGTGGTGGTGCGAGGAGTACCTCTGTGTAAAGCTGAAGCAAATCGCCGTCCTTGATATCATAAAGATGCATATGCATCAGTCCGATAGTGATCGTTGTCGATCCGCCGATGGCGATCTTAAAACCGTATTCGCCTTTATCGACGACGCGGCCCTTTAGTAGTGGGAGGATGGCTCTCATTGATTTCTCAGTCATCGATCCTCTCAAACGTTACCTTTACATGATCGCCAACTTCCCAATTAGGTTTCGTGGCAAATAGGATAGGAACTTTAAAACAATCAAGCCAAACATCCCAGCCGGTAATCCAAGGTTCGATCCGTTCTATCTTAGCAGTATCACCATATTTAATCCTTAACGACTTCGGAGTGGATTCCATCTCTCATCCTCCGGTAGCTGAATAAAATCTGACTTCAGAAACCGCTCCCGCACCGCCGCAGGCCGAGAACAGACTTCCCTGAACCGACACCCGCCATAGTTCCCGCAAGCGGTATCGTTCATTGGCCAATAGTTGGCTTCGGCGAAGGATTCAGCGTTCGAGAGATGGTATTCGAGATCGTCCAGCCATTCGTCGATGACTTCGTCGCTGCGATAGGTCGGTCGGCGTTCGAATTTCATCGGCGCTTCGTTACAGACCTGAAGCCCTTCGACGATCACTCCAGAGATTACCGTGTCTAGGATAACCTTACCTGCGAAGGTGTAGAGGGTCATTTGGTTATTGGGGGAGAATTGGTTGAAGAAGTAATCGGTGGGGGTCGTGGTTGTGGTCTTGTGATCGAGGACGAAGATGGAGTCAGCAAAGGTGACAACGCGATCGAGATGGCCGCAGAGGAGGTAGGGCCATGCAGGTGCTACTGGATTAGCTTCGTCGTCAGGGCCACTTGCTCGGGGCCCAAAATCCAACTGGAACCTAAAGCTCAACTCCACCGCCGGAAGCCCGTTCTCGAGTATGAAGGTCTTACACGGATCATCTCGAAACGTATCAAGATACGCTACCGCGAGATGGATTAGCTGATCCTTATTCTTATGCGTGAAGGCCTTCACCGTCGGGTCTGGGTCCCAGTCCTTGATCCGGATCAGCAATTGCCAAATCGCATAGACCAATGCATCATCGAATGATTGACCTTTAGCACGAGAGTTTTCGTAGTCCTGAATTACTG